GGAATATCAAAGAACTTGGTGTTCCAACCAGTGATTACATCTGGTGTGTGATCTACCCAATACTTGATGAACTCATTACATAGTGTCCATTCATCACGGCATTTGATATAGGTTAGTTTTACACCAACATTGGTTTCATCTTTTGAATTGTCATAGTCACCACAACCCCAAACAATCATACGACCACCCAGGTCTTTCAAACCGATGGCTGTGATTGGTTCATTTGCCTGATATGGATCAGGGAAACCATTTTCGGAACCAACTTCAATATCTATGTTGGAGACTTTGATCTTATCCAGGTCCCAGTCGACCATTTCGGAATGTTGGTCGGCAATAAAGGCATATTCGAATCTGGTATTACCATAGATTTTTGGTGCACCAGGAATACCATCATACTTTTTAAAGAATTCTCTGGCTGAACGGATATCATCAAACTCTTTGCGGTCAAGAAACACACCATCCAAGGACTTGTATTGTGTTTCTTTCTTTGAAGGCATGTAAAGTGATGGTGAATACTCTATTCGTTGTTTAACACGTTTACCGTCCATGATGCCACGGTAAAGAATGTTATTTCCATAACTTTGTACGTTTGTGTAAAAATCCATTATTATCCTGTGATGATTTGTGGTGAAGCACCTTCTTCAAACATTCTATTGTATTCTATTACCAATTCTTCATCTGGTACATATGAATAAACCACATGTAATGGTTCGAACATCATTGGTGTTCTTCGACTGATAGCCAGTGTTGGGAATGGTTGGAATCCCATACTTGGTTGTCCACCTGCGATCTGGGATGGAAACATTCTCAGGGTAACCGCATTTGAAACGGAAATTCTACCCTCCGGTGTTGCCGATGCGTCTCCGATAATTTCTTCACCGGTGACCAATTTAATTGCCATAACTGTCATAAATTTGATCCTTATCAAGTTTCATAAATAGTAGAGTATTATATATGATTTTGTCTGAACCAGCAAGTGGTTCGTGCGTTGTTTACCATATCTGACAACATCATTTTCCCTGAAATCATGGATCCATTCACATTATTTGCGCTAGCCAATGGTGCGGTTAACGCCGTCAAGGCTGGTTGCAAACTTTATAAAGACATTAAAGGCGCTGCCGGTGAGGTGAAAGACGTACTCAAGGATCTTGACGACCAGTTCCATAAGTTACATCCACCAGATAAACCTGCCACGGTCGAACAAAAGAACCAATACATTCGACAAAAGAATGAGGTTATTGAATTAAACAAGAAGGCTAATGCTGGTCAACACACTGATATCTATACCGAAATCGGTGAACATCTTGGTACATATTATGATAACTTTTACAAATGCATGGCGGTATTTGAAGAAGAAGAAAAACGTGCAGAGAATGAAGTTTACACAGGTGACGCATCATTAGGTAAACGTGCTTTGCAACGGGTACTAATGCGTAAACAATTGGAACAAATGGCTGTTGATTTGCGTGAATTGATGGTATATCAATCACCACCAGAACTTGGTGCATTGTACACCGAGGTGGAAGAAATGATGAAGAAAATGGGAACTCGTCAAAGAGTTCTTATTTCCAATCAAATGCATGAGGACTTCCTGAAAGAAGTCAGAAGAAAAAAACGAATACAAAGATTAAGAATAGAAATTGCTTGGGGAATAGGAGCTGTTGTAGTTGCTGGTGCAATTGGTTTGTCTTTTGCCGTAGTGATTGAGGATAGAATTAAAAAATATCCACACTTAGGTGAAGAATGGGTGCCAAAGACAGAAGAACAACGCAGAATAGAAGCCTTACCTAAGAGATACATAGGACGATAATGTTACGAAAAATATTAAATTGGTTACTTAATAGTGGGGGTTTACTTTTCGCAACTTTGATACTCAATATATTTACAGCGACAATCACAACTGTGATTTATGTAACAATTGCAATGATTGTCGTTTGGTGGGACAAACACATTTAACTATGAAAAAATTATTTTTATTATTACTTCTATCATGCGTGTTCAATATTGGACACACAAAAAATTTGACCTCTAAAGGACAAAAAGAAGTTGAGATTACTGCCAAGAGCTGGTTATTGTCCTCACAAGGACAAATTTTACAAGGTAAAAATACTACGGAAGTAAGGTCAATCGGAAGTATTACAAAACTGGTGACAGCAATGGTGTTCTTGGATGAATACGAAAGTGTTACATCTAAAACTGACCAGGATCTTCTCCAACGAACTCTGGTGTCCAGTGATAACCGTGCATCAAAAAGACTTTGTGATAAGGTGCCTGACTGTATCCTGAAGATGAATATGAAGGCCAGGGAGTTGGGATTGAACAATACTAAATTCACCGAACCATCTGGACTATCTGTGTTTAATAGCAGTAATGCGGAAGAACTAATTAAGATTGTGGAGGCAGCCAGTCAATACCCAGCAATTGTCCGGGCCAGTAAGACCAGAAACGGCAACACCAACCCAACGGTCGGCAAATACAATTATGTTGTGAGTAAAACGGGATATATTAATTTGGCAGGCGGTTGTATCGTAGCCAAAGTGGATGATAGAATCGTGGTGATTCTAGGAAGTAAAAACGTTCACACCAGAATAACTGAGTTGGAACGTTTACTTAGAATCTAATTGTTTTTGTAAATCATCAAAGGCTTCATCCTCGGCCTTTGCATCATCTTTTTCTTTTGGGGTTTTCTTGCCCCAAATCAATTCCCAATTATTTCGGTATGTGTCTGTTATAACACCAGTCTGAATACTGTCACCGGTAATATCATTGGTTGTGGCCATTATTCGTCCTCGTACACGAATACAATGTGGTCTTCGGTGATTACATAAACATCACCAGACTTTTGTGCTGCGTTCCAATTCAAAAGCACAACATCACCTTCAGAAACTTCTTTTGCATCTGGACCAGCAGAAATAACTCTTGCTTTATCTGGTTCACCTGTACTACCTTTGATGATAATACCTGATGCAGTCGTATTGGTTTGTTCAATACGTTCTACGATGACTTTATTACCTAATGGACGCATAATGACCTCATAAAATGGTTGCAATGGCTGGATTTGCACCAACGACCTCCGAGGGTATGAACCTGGTGAGATAACTACTTCTCTACACTGCTATAAATTGGAGCGGATACTACGATTCCCACGTAGAATTTGGGTGGACCCCAAAGATGTTTGAAACATCCGCATAAACTGGAGCGGGATGAGAGAATCGAACTCTCAACTCTAACTTGGAAGGATAGCGTTTTGCCACTAAACTAATCCCGCATAATCATTCTGAAGTATACTATTCTTGATTCAATCAAGTGCCTTCGTTAGGGTCTGCAATAGTATACTTCAAAATGACGCCTATTATATAGGCATCATCCCGTTTAGGTTCAAAGAACCTTGTAACGGTCGTCCATGATAACTTTCATCATCACGGATTCTGGTGTGAAACCATCTAGGTCACCACTCAGCAAAGGCTTCACGATTGCTGGTGAGAATCCAGATACCAGTGCAGTACCAGACTTGTCGAACTTTACTGGAGCGTTGCCATATTCGGCATTCAAGTTCCAGAATACAACCTTTGGAAGTTCATATCCTGCTTCTGCATACTTGCGTTCAATCATTTCGATTGCACTGTTGTCATGCTTAACACATTGGTTAAATTGCATGTCAGACAGAATTAAAAGAACCTTTGGCATTTCTGCTTCAGGTACTTGTCCCTTTACAGCAACTGACAAAATCTTGTCAAATGCGGCATGTAGGTTTGTGTCCATTGCCCAAGAAGAACCAACCATTTGGTTAATCTTCTCGTTGATGTTACCCTTTAAGTGCAACAATTCTGGCTTTCCAGAGAAAGTCAAGAAGGTGTCCTTGAACTTTCCAGTGTTCTTGTCTGCTAGGTATAAACCTAGGGATACAGAGATATCAAGACAGGTCACGCCTGACTTGGACTTGTGGCCACCTGCTGGGCAGGTCATAGAACCAGACACATCAACTAGAGGTAACACGTTAGCGTCACCAACATAGTTTGGTAAGGCATCCCATTGAGCTTGGATCATGTCCAACTCAGTCTTAGACCAAGTTATCTTGTTGTATCCATAGACTGCGTTGATACGACCCTTTAACACATCGTATGGGTAAACAGCCGAAGCGTTTACCTTCACACCAGCAGCACGTTCACTTTCTGGCTTTGTCAACTCAGCAACATAAGCTGCATAAGATGGAGTGTTACGGTTGAAGGCCTTCTTGTAACGGGATGCCGCTACAGATGGCACATGTGAAAAGTTAATGGTATCCCATTCCTTTGCACACATTTGGGTTTCAACAACATTGGTCAATTCAACCAAGGACTTACGGTAGAACTTTGGTGACATTCCGAAGAAAGCACGGATTTCTGCCGCAATCTTACCCTTACGTGGAGTCCACTTTGCAGCCAAACCATTACGAGCACGTAGTGCATCGCCTAACATGGTATATGCCACGGACTTCATTACGTCAGTTTCGAAAACAAACACATCGTCCCAACGACCAAGCTCTGGCACTTTCGCCAATAGAGCCTTAGCTGCTTCCACATCGGTCTTTTCCAAGTGACGTAGAATGGAACGGAATGATTCACGTTCACCAGATCCACCACGGATGTCACGAGCCCATGCTGCAACACGTAACGCTAGGTCACGGTTCTCAACAAAAGCCGCCACGAAAGCGGGTGTTACATCCTTACCACGGGATGCACCAATGTTATAGAATAAATCTACAACTGCATTGGCGGTTGACTTACGAGCCTTCATACCATTTGCGGTACGAGCTTCTTGGTTAACAACGGCATTCACAAAAGTGTTCATAATTTACTCCTTCAAAAAAACTGGATGAGCGAGACAAGTTATTATTTTCTGGTCCCCCACCTCGCATACGCTAGTCTCAGGACCCTATCATATATCGTATATGCCCGTTTCTGAATCTCGTCAGACACAAAGATAGTTTCTACTACCAATATCACCTTACGGTGCGTTCGATACGGGTTTCCCCGTTAAGTTATGATTTATTTTGCTGTATTCATCCAAATAAACAACAGGTAAGTTTTCTACTTTTTGATTACTGTGAGAATATCGAAACTCACATTTGCTATTCCTACTTCAATAGAAACCTTCAATGCACTCGGTCAAGACTCCGTGCTCCAGTTATACTACCATAGGAGTTTAGCGATTCAAGTATTAATTGATGCTGTAACTTACCTAAAAACTTTCTTCAATGTTTCATAACAAAGATGTTATTATATCATTAAAAATTTGTAGAGTCAAGCGGTATGTTGTAAATATACCACAATGTTTGGTGCCCCATGAGAGAATCGAACTCCCGTACCCGGATTACAAAACCGGTGTAATACCATTATACTAATAGGGCAAAATCTTGGAGCGGGTACCGAGAATCGAACTCGGAAATAAACCTTGGCAAGGTTTCAGGTTACCTTTACATCATACCCGCAATTTGTTTATTATATATCAAAAATAATCTCTTGGCAACAACCTTTTAAAAATTATTTTTGGTATATTTGGTGCGGCGGATGGGATTCGAACCCACACTGTACGGATTTTAAGTCCGTTGTCTCCTACCTATTGCACTACCGCCGCATACTAACTGGTCCGGCGTGAGAGAATCGAACTCCCATCAGAAGGGTAGAAGCCTACTGTACTATCCATTGTACTAACGCCAGAAAATTTGGTGCCCCCTGTGGGATTCGAACCCACACTGTATGGCTTCTAAGACCATCGCCTCTACCAATTGCGCTAAAGGGGCAAAAATAAATACTTACATGCAAGATAAAAACGATCCTACTAAGGAACTTTGGATAATTGCACAAAGATATCCTTATATAGAAAAGAAATTCTCTACATGTGAAAGAGATTATACACCGTCCTTCAAACCAAGGCAAGTGGATAATTTCACTCGTACCGAAATGGTACAGATTGGTGCTCCTAGAAAGAATCGAACTTTCTTCTAATCCTTACCATGGATTTATTCTGCCATTTAACTATAGGAGCTTATCTTGTCACCTTACGTATCAGAATTAACCAGTAATATCTAATACCACGAAAAGGTGAAATATCAAAATCGAAATTAGGTGCAACTTCTTTTGGAATATTGCCGTACGCTTTTTGAATTGTATCTTTGTGCATATTTTTCCTTTCGATAATAATTTAAATAACAGGATGATTTGATGCCCCAAACGGCGTCACGCTGAATGCCTCTCGGCTGGTGCGTAGCATAGGAATCGAACCTATAAGAATTGTTTGCTGTAGTCATCCTAAAAAGGGTTTCAAGTGCTCACCTATCTTTCTCAAGGACTCGGTGAATTGTCTCGTATAGGAGAGTTTAACAACCTTGTGTTGCTACTGGTGTGTCAGTCACAAGAATAGGGACCTAGCGCACAAGGGACTCATCCAAACGTCTATCTCGAAATACTGGCCCCGCCCCGTGGATTTGAACCACGACCACGTCCTTGACATGGAGTTTTGTATTATGCTGACTGTATCCTTAACAGGATAACCTTTTAATACGTGTGCTACCATTACACCAAAGCGGGAAAACTGGTGGGGTGTCACAGATTCAAACTGTGTTCTCTCGGCTTAAGAGGCCGGACTTCATCATCAAAGTTTACAACCCATATAGAAACATACTGAACTAGCCAATTGAATACAGTTGACCAAACTTCCTTATCTGTGAAGTGCAGTATGTTTTTATATGGTGCCCTCGGCGAGATTCGAACTCGCACTGTGTAGGTTTTGAATCTACTGCCTCTACCAATTGCGCTACGAGGGCAAAAATAACAGGATACGTTTTTTACTCTGCTCTACTAACTGAGCTACTCCTCCACTAAAAACACATAATGCTCTTAGTGGAGGAGGATGGATTTGCACCACCGACACGAGGCTTTCAATGCTAGTTTATGTGGCTGAATGTATCCTAAAAATAACAGGTTAGTTTGTTTGCAGTGGGAATTGAACCCACAAACGTTTGCTTAGAAGGCAAATTGTCAACCATTGACAGTGCAGATATTTTTGCTGAACCTAACCTTAAACTTGGTGCAACCTACAGGAATCGAACCTGTTTCAACGGGACTTCAATCCGCCGCTATGACCACATCAGCTAAAGTTGCATATTGAATTTGTAAGTAATGGGACCTCGCTCATTTCCCACCATTTTACCAGTATTTTCTTCGATGCGGCCGACTGGTTAGAGGTACGTAGTAATAGTTGATACATGATGGGGCCAATGTCCATCTCACAGGGATTTCGAGTTCCTGCTTTCTCAACATCTACACTTACAAAACTTGGTACCTCGTGAAAGAATCGAACTTTCTTATCCCACTTGTAAGGAGGGTGTTCTACCATTAAACTA